AAAAGGACAAATCGGCCATCTATGGAATGAACGATCCGATTGGTACATGGATGGGTTGTTTGAAAATTACCAACGATGATGTGTGGAATGATGCCAAGGACGGCAAGTTCAAAGGATTCAGCATTGAAGGGTATTTTGCAGACAAAATGAAGATGAGTAAACAACCATCATTATTGGATGAGGTGAAAGACCTTTTACTTGAATATCAAAAATCTAACAATCTAAAAAAATAAAGTTTTATGAGTATGAACGCAGAATCAATCTTGGACCGCATCATGGTAAAATTGGGTATCAATGAACCCGTTGCCGTTGCGTTGGAACAAGTAAAAACCGAAGATGGCCAAGCCATTTTTGAAGCGGATGCCTTTGAAGTAGGCCAGGCCGTGTTTATCGTAACCGAAGATGGTAAAATCCCCGCACCCGCAGGTGAGTTCGCCATGGAAGATGGTAACATCGTTGAGGTTGACGAAAACGGTGTAATCGTTGAAATCGCTAAAAAAGAAGCCGAAGTTGAGGAAGAAATCGTTGAGGAAGTTGAAGCCGAAAACGATATCATGAAAGAAGAAATCAAGGAAGAAATGGGAATGAAACCAAAGAAAACCGTGAAATCTAAAACCGAAATGGAAGAATCTTATTTCAGCGCACAAATCAAAGAACTTGAAGCCAAGTTTGAAGCCCGTTTGTCAGCATTGGAAATGGAAAAAACTGCTTTGAGTGCCGTGAACGCAGAATTGGAAGAAAGATTGGCGAGTGAACCCGCCCCACACACTCCATTTAACCCCGAAGCAACAACCACAAGCAAAATGAATTTTCACATTTCAAGTAAGCGTGAAAAGACAATTAAAGACCGAGTATTTGACCAACTTTTTAACTAAACTACACAAATGAAAAATAATCTTATCAAAACCCATTTGAGTGGTCCAACTGTATCGCCAAACACCTACGCGGGTTTATTCGGCAACAAATACATTGCGGCTGCTCTGTTGTCAGGCGAAACCTTGGCAAAAGAACTTATCACATTGCACCCCAATGTGGCTTTCAAAGAAGTTATCCGTAACTACCAAGATTCAATCACCATTGCCGATGCAACTTGTGATTTCACTGATTCTTCATCAGTAACTTTGGGTGAATATGTGTTGACTACCATCGAAAAGCAAGTGAACTTACAACTTTGTAAGAACCAATTGCGTACAACTTGGGAAGCAGCACAAGCGGGTTTCAGTGCATTTGAAAAATTGCCTGCAACTTTTGAAGAATTCATGTTGGCACAAACTGCTGCCGAAGTAGCACAAGCAAATGAATTGGGTATTTGGAAATCAAATTTGTGGTATGATTCCGCATTGGTTCCTGGTCAAGATGGTATGGTTGGTTATTTGATTGACAACTCTGCAATCGTTCGTCCTTTCAGTGGTGCAACTACTGGATCAAATGTTGTTGCTCGTTTGCAAGATGCATTGGACAACTCACCCGCTGCATTGTATGGCAAAGAAGGTTACCAATACTATGTTGGTCCATCTACCATGAAGGCATACCAAGCCGCTTTGTCTGCTGGTAACTACAACTTCCAATTCTATGTAGGTGAAAAGCCAATGAACTTCCAAGGTATCCCCGTAACCATGTGTCCTGGTCTTAACGATTACGACTGCGTATTGGGTATGAAGTCAGATTTGCACTTTGGAACTGGTTTGTTGAGTGATTACAACGAAGTTAAAGTGATTGATATGAGCGATATCGATGGTTCACAGAATGTGCGTGTAATCATGCGTTTCACTGGTGGTATCATCGCTACCAACCCAACTCAACAAGTTGTAATTAATGTAACCTAATAATATAGGAACAATATAAACACGGGGTGGGCGTAAACACCCGCCCCTTTTTTTTAACCAACAAAATAGAAAAATATGCCAAGTTGTGGAACTTTATTAGGAAGATACGAACCATGTAAGCAATTCGTGGGTGGTTTGAAAGGTGCGTTCTTCGTACCCTTTGAATTCAAGAACCGAGTTACCAAAAGCGGAACGGGATTAGTAACATTGATTGACAATGGTACAACTACCACTCCACTTTCTGCCCCATTTTGGGAATTGAAAGGTTTGAGTACTTTGGAAACCGCCGTAGTTGCATCGCGTGACAACGGAACATCAGCGTATGAAACCACCTTCACTTTGTCTTTCAAACCAAGCGGAAAAACACCCGTAACGGGCGATGCCGACATGGACCAATTGAAAGTATTGACCGAAGGTAGATGGCAAATCATCGTGTGGGATAGAAACGACCAATTTTGGTTGATTGGTGAAACCCTTGGTTGTGATGCCAATGGTGGATCAAGTGCATGGGGTACACAAATGGGTGATGCCCGTTTGAATACTTTGACATTTATGTCAAGTGAGCCATTGCCACCCGCCCCCGTAGATGCAGACAATTACGCTGAAATTTCAAGCGTAATTACCCCAGTCCTTGCGGCTTAATTTTAACCACTCTACAAAGAGTATTTGTAGACAACAACCCCTCATCAAATCGGTGGGGGGTTTTCTTTTGTAACAAAAAGTTAGAATTGCGTTTTATAGGTATGCACATCAATAACACATCCACATCAGTTACATTCACATCGTTCGTGGATTTTGAAGGTGTGTCAACGGCAACCATTGAGGTATGGCATAAACCCACAAAAACGATGGTTTCCACCACGACTGCGTGTGTGAAGTCATATTCCTTCATCACAATGAATTTACCCGCTCTAACGCCAATTAACGCAGTGGCAAAAAACACGGATGAATTATTGTTTCGTGTGTACAATGGGAATGTGTTGATTTGGGAGGTTTTGGGATATTGGATTACGGGAACAACAAACATTTACAACACATGGAAGCAGTTCACAACAACTGCCCCTGGTACACCTAATTGGAAAACACTATGAGTTTAGAATTTATACAATTACAATCATACACCGCACCATCCATCATTGAGCAAAAGAACAAAGATTGGGTGCAATATGGGGATGATAATAATTACTACCAATATCTGATTGACCTATACCATTCATCACCCACCAACAATGCGTGTATTAAAGGCACTGTTGACCAAATCTTTGGTAAGGGATTGGAGGTTACAAGGGCATCAAGGGATTTGCCAGGTTACATTGAATTTAAGAAGTTGTTCAGTGCGGATGACCTTCGCGCCGTTGCAATGGATTTGAAGATGTTGGGACAAGCATCATTTCAACTTGTAAAGTCAAAGGACAGAAAAAAGTATGTCCAAGCCAAGCACTTTCCACAACAAACCCTTCGCCCCGCTAAATGCAACGAAAAGGGTGAAATTGAGAAATACTACTATTGTCCTGATTGGGCTAACATGAAGCGTAACCACACGCCAATTGAATTTAGGGCGTTCGGTTATGACCAAAGTGCAAACGAATGTATTTTAACCATCAAACCATATTCTACGGGTTCGTTTTACTTCGCACCAGTGGACTACCAAGGCGGTACGCAATATGCCAACTTGGAAGCGGAGATTTCCAATTTCCATATTAACAACATCATGAATGGGTTAGCCCCATCAATGTTGATAAACTTCAACAACGGGCAACCACCCGCAGAGGTTAAAGACACTGTGGAAGCCCAAATCAAACAAAAGTTTGGCGGATCGTCAAACGCGGGTAGGTTTATTATCTCGTGGAACGATGGCAAGGATTCAAGTGCGGATATTACACCCGTTCAATTGAGCGATGCCCACAACCAATATCAGTTCCTTTCCCAAGAATCTATGCAGAAAATCATGGTTGCGCATCGTATTGTTTCGCCATTGCTTTTGGGTATTAAGGACAACACGGGATTTGGTAGCAACGCAGACGAATTGAAGTCAGCATCAATCTTGTTTGATAATGTTGTGGTACGACCTTTCCAACGATTGATAATTGATGCAGTCACCAAGGTATTGAACTTTAACGGGTTTAATTTGAATCTTTATTTCAAGACCTTACAACCTTTGGAATTTACTGATTTGAGTGGCAATGTCATTGATGATGAAACGCGCGAGGAAGAAACGGGCGTATCCTTGGCAAGTCAAAAAAAAAAGATTGATTTAGCGGACATGACCATCCAAGACGAAAAATCTTGGATTGAACATTTGAAAGGCAAGGGGGAAATAATTAACACCGATGAATGGGAACTTATTGATGTTCAAGAGGTTACAGACGCGGACGAAGAAATGAAATTTAACTTGGCGTATGACAACCCCAATAAAAAAAGTGATGACGATAAAGGGGTTTACAAAATCCGATACCGTTATGGTCCTGATTTCGTATCCAACAAATCACGGGAGTTTTGCTCTACAATGGTTCAAGAAGCCAAAAGCGGAGTGATATTCCGAAGGGAAGATATTATCCAAATGGGTGATGCGGGTGTGAACGGACAATTTGCCCCAAGCGGTCAAAGTTCCTATTCAATTTGGAAGTACAAAGGCGGTGTAAATTGCCACCACAGATGGGAACGATTGACATTCAGGCGCAAACAAGTCAAAGGGAAGTTTTTACCTAAACAACCAAACGAGGTTGGCGAAAGTAGGGATTTAGATAATTACAACGAAGTATCAAATAAAAGCGCAGACAATGCGGGAGTGCCATTCTCACCAAGTGGGTGGAATACCGCCAAAACACGCCCTATTGATATGCCAAACAAAGGATCATTAAAGAATAAATAAGATGTACGCAAACGATGACATATTACTGGTTGACAAAGAACTAATCTTCAAATACACCCAACTTGGTGGTAATGTGGATGTAGATAAAATCTATCCCTTTGTTAAAATCAGTCAAGACATACAAGTTCAAGAACTTTTGGGAACGAAGTTGTATCGGTACATTTTAACCCAGGTTGAAAACGGCACATTGACGGGTAATTACCAAACTTTGGTTTCGCACTATGTTCAACCGATGTTGATTCATTACGCCATGGCTGATTTGTTGTTGTTTCATGGGTACGAGGTGAGCAATGCGGGTATTTTGAGGAACTCACCCGAAAACACCACATTGCCAGACAAAACCGAAATTGATACATTGGTTCAACGCCAAAGAAACATCGCGGAAACTTATCGCCGTAGGGTTGTGGATTATTTGAGTTACTACCCACAATTATTTTCACAGTACACCGAG